ACAAAAATTCAACATCCGTGACGATACAAACCACACGATATGTGATGATGAAATCATTCGGGGACAAAATGCTAGACAAGCTGTTCTCAAAGTTTCCTGATAGATGCAACTCTGCATTACAATCAGTGGTTCTCCAACGCATGATTGAGTTCGCGAAAATAACTTGCACCAACGAGACTAGTTCCTTCTTGAAGGTCACCTCGGTCAAGCGTGATGAGAATCTCGGGACACTAGACGAGACTTCCACCGGTGTTGTAGGTGCTGTTCCCAGGATATTCACAGTTGGTGACCATGTTCCAATAAAGTACACCATCAACGAGATCTATTGGTGCATGATGTACAACAAAGACAGGCAGAACTCAGTCCAGGATTCAATGAAAATATTGAACAAGATCGCAAAAGAGGAACAGAATCTGATGAAGCAGATTGAAGATTTGCCCAGTGACAGGCACAAACTTCATTACGCCTTTGGGATGATGCCAGTCTCCAGTGATATCGAGCAAATCATCACGGACAAACCAAGAAGTCAATACTACAGCAGGCTAGCAGTAAGCATTGGAGTTGCTCTCCAGGATCAGCACAAGGAAAACTTCTCGCCCAATGGTTCCTGGCTAACCTCAACGAAGGTGAACAACATCTTGTCAAAAAACATGTCTGAATACGCGACCTTCAAAGCCTCGGTGAACGAAATTCAAGATCTCGTCGAGACAGATGACCTCAAGCATATATCCAAAATCGGTTCCAGGACCAAGTGCATAGAGCTAGTGCATGCAATTGTAACAGACGAAAAGCTGGTCATCGCGCGTGATGTCGCCATGCAATACTCAGGTGTAAACTCCAAGAACTTCAAAACGATAATACAGATATTCAAAAAGAACCAGATAGGTGGAGTCAGAGAGATTCTCATCCTCTATATCAAAGCCAGAGTTCTCATCAATCTGTCTGAGGAAGTTTGCCGACTGCTGGCTAAATCAGACAAGAGAGAGACGCTCACGAAGGGTAAAGACAAAAGGCTCATGATGAGGTCAGATTATGAAGAGCTTTCATCATCATTCCCGGAGGGCACGCCATTGTATGTTGTGAAAAACTCATATGACATGGCAACTTGGTGCCAGAAATTCAT